ACAGGAGATTGGTTTGCCTGTAAGAGAAGTTATCAGCCATGGGAAAGCTTTTGAACCTGATAAATATGCAAACATCAGAGCTGAAATGTATTTAAGGTTTCGTTCAGCTCTTGAGTCCAGGCTTGTAAGCCTTCCTAATGATCATAAACTGAGAGGCCAACTGTTAACAGTTGGTTACACTTATGATAACAAGGGACGTTATCAGTTGTTGTCCAAGCACGGGAAAGGCCGTTTTTTTGGTGGAAAGAGTCCTGACATAGCTGATGCAATTGCTTTTACCTTCACCGACAATATTTATTTTTACGAAAAAAACAACATATACGCTAATTCTAGTTTTAGGCGGGATAATTATTTAGATGAAAACCAAGAAACAAGATGGCCAGATTTTAGTTGAGCTTGTTAACCATTTGCAGGAGTTAAGAAGGCCGTATGAAGCAACGTGGCAGGATATTTGTGACTATATTTATCCTGCTATGGGTAAGTTTACAGTTAAGAACACACCCGGAACTCTATTAACAGGTAAGCTTGTAGATAGTTTTCCAACGCATTCTTGTAATATGCTCGCCAGCTGGATGCAGACGATTATGACTAATTCGTCTACGAAATGGTTTCTTTTAAAACTTTATGGTGTTGAAGACGCTGACTATGAGAGTGATAAGTGGCTTGACAGTGCTGACGATATCTTCCGGAATCAAATAAACGATTCTAATCTTGATATGTGTCTTTATGATATTTTTAGGACTATGATTTCTTTAGGAACGGCAGTTCTATACTCATCTTCTTCCAGCGATAATCCTTTAAAATATCAGGTTATCAACCTGAATGAGATATATCTTAGAAATACTTATGACAGCTCTGTTTCGTCTGTTTACAGAGTTTATAAGCTTTCTATAAAAGAAGCTGCTGAATTCTTCGGGAAGAGTAAGCTTTCACGCAGCCTTCGTCAGAGTTTTAATAATAATCATGTTGAAAACACCGAGAAGGAAATTGAAATTATCCATGCTGTAATTCCTGTAAATGAGTTTACCACTCTTGGAAAGAAATTAGACCCTGAATATAAATATCGTTCTATTTATATGGAAAAGGAGACCGAGCATGTAATCAGTTCAGGAGGATATTTTGAAATGCCTTATATTGTTTGCCGATGGTCTGTCGAACCTGGCAATGTTTATGGTACAGGGCTGGGATGGCAAGCTCTTCCTGATATAAAAATCTTAAATCGTATGGTAAAGACAATGATGCGGGCTGGGGAAAAGGCGGTTGATCCCCCATATGGTGTTCCAGAAAACAAGTTTACTGGTGTGGTTAAGATGAATCCTGGAAGTTTTACATATATGAGACCAGGTTCACAAGCTGTTGAACCATTATTTACGGCAGGGAATATAGCTATCTCCCATCAGATGATTCAAGAGCAAAAGCATCAGATTGGGCAAATGTTCTTTTATGATCAGCTGCAATTGTTAAATAAAAATCAGATGACAGCTACTGAAATAATGGAACGTTCCGAAGAGAAAATGAGGTTGCTTTCTCCTATTGGGGGTCGTGTACAAATCGAGCTATTACAACCTCTGGTGGAAAGATCATTTCATATGGTTAACAGGACAGGACTCTTACCTCAGGCGCCTGAGCATATCGGACAACAGGGATTGAAGGTAGAATATCAGTCACCAATTCATAAAGCTCAGCAAGTTGATTCTCTTATGGGGTTACAGAAGTTGTTTCAGGTGGTGGCCCCGTATCTTGAGCTTGACCCTTCCGCGGGTATGATTTTTAAATTGGATGAAATCATTAAGCTTGTTGCTGATGTTTTGAATGTTCCTATTAAGGTATTGCGGAATAAGTATGAACTCCAGAAGAAACAACAGGAAAAAATGGAACAGATGGAACAACAGATGCAAATGGAACAGGCAAAAATGCAGAATGAAACACAGGAAAGCGACGCTACGGTAAAGCTTGATAAGGCTAAAGCCAGCAAGGTCAGAGCGGTGTAATATTATGGACTTTCAGAATGATGGAGCAGAGGAATATGTAAAAATAATTCAGAGCTATAAAAACCTTTTTAACTCCCCGGATGGGGAGATGGTTATTGAAAATCTGAAAAGCCTTGTTGGGTATGATGATTTTATGTATTACAAAGGGGTTGAATCTCATGAGTTGTTTTACAAAGAAGGAAGGCGAAGTGTTGTTGTTCATATTACAAACATACTTAAAACAAAATCTAATGAGTTTTATTAAAGGTGAAAAATGACAGATAATATAAATTCCGAAAACGGAACAGGGGACATATCTCAGTCAGGGATCGGAAGTGGCCCCTACCTTGGTGGTATCGTACAACCAGACCCGGTATATTCTGATTCTCCTAAAGTTGATAGTCAGATCAGTAACGATAATTATATGCCTGATTATATGTCTGAGAAGGAAGGAACACCATTACCGGATCAGATTTCACAAAGTAATAAGTTAAATGGTTTCAAGACTGTTGAGGACCTGGCAAGTGCCTATCTTGATTCTACTACTCCTCCGGAAGATTACCTATGGGAACCGCCTCCGGGCTTGAATATTGATCCTATACAGAATAAAGCTTTTAAAGATTTGTCTTACAGAATAGGTTTATCGCAGGAACAGTATAACGAGATTCAGAATCATGCTCTGGGGATTTATAACTCTCAGAATATGGGTAATAACAATCAGCCTCAGCCTGGTACTGATCCTAATTATTTACCGCCTGCTCCTACTCCTGCCTATCAACAGCAACAGGCAGCCTATCAACAGCAACAGGCAACAGATGACAGTTCTGCTTACCGTGCTCATCAGGCGTTACAGGCAGCATGGGGTTCTAATACAGAAAAAAATGTAGCTCTTGCTCAGGCAGGTACAGCGCATGTTTTCGGAGCTGATGGAATCAATAAGGCAGAAGAGATGGGGCTTGGTAATGACCCTGATTTTATTCAGAGAATGGCCGTTATAGGCCAGAAAGCTAATGAAGAACATTATTTACACGGACGTGCTCAGGAAACGGTGTCCAAACAAACGATTAAGAAAGAGATTGATCAACTAATGCATGGCGGTGTTCAATCTGCCTATCATAACCCTCAGCATCCGGATCATAGTAACGCAGTAAATCATGTAAGAGGATTGTTTGAACAACTATATTAACAAAAAATAAAGGGGTTATGATATGCCTAGTACAATACCAGTAGCGATGGTGGAACAGTTTTCAGCTAACGTTTTTCTAAAAACTCAGCAAGAGCAGACAAAATTAAGACCTACGGTTTATACGGAATCAGTAAAGGGAAGAACTAAATATACAGATTCAATCGGAGAGACCGAGGCTCAGGAAGTGACTACACGTCACGCCAAAACAAGGATTGTGGAAGTTCCTCATTACAGACGTCAGTTGTCTCTCAGATTTTACGACTGGTCTGCAATGATTGATCAGATTGATAAAGTAAGGATGTTGTATGATCCTGCTTCTACTTATGTTAAATCTGCATCTGCTGCATTCGGAAGGAAAATTGATAGTATTGTTCTGGAGTCTCTTGTTGGAACTGCAAGGGCAGGCCAGACCGGGGAGACGTCAATCGCATTGCCTGAGAATCAGAAGATAAATTTGGATGCTGCTTTTACAGTTGACAGTTTAATTGCAATTAAAGAACGGTTTGACTGGAACAATGTTAAGGAGGAGGAAGAAAAATATATTGTTACTTCTCCTACAGAAAAAAAGAAACTTTTGAGTGATACTAAAGTTACCAGTTCGGATTATAATACTATAAAAGCACTTGTAAAAGGAGAAATTGATACTTTTATGGGTTTTAAATTTATTACGTCTACTTTAGTACCTACTTTTAAAAAGGCAGATGGAACTATGCAACGCAAATGCGTTGCATATACGTCAGATTCTTTCAGACTTGGAATAGGTATTAACCCTAAGGTACGAATAGCTGAAAGCTCTGAGTATTCTTTTAATACTCTTGTTTATATGCTTATGGGGCTAGGCGGAGTCCGGGTTGAAGATGAAAAAGTTGTAGAGATAGACTGCGACGTATAAGTAAAAGGGAGAAAATATAATGGCTTTAGTAGATATTAGTGACCTAACGGCGTCTGCAAGGCAGAATGCTTTTGATATAGATAATTATTCAAGAACCGGTGCTTTACAAGAGTCTGGGTATAATGTCGGTGTGATAACAGATCAGATTGATTTTACTAACGGAACATATCTTAAAGATAAATTTTATATGTTAACCCCATTTCCTAAAGGGGCTATTAATTCAATTTTAAAGTTTTCTATTACTAAGGTATTGGCGTTTAATGCAGCAGTATCTCTTAATTTATATGCTTTACCCGCCGGAAAAGACACAGAAATCGCAGGGGTAAAATTACTTATGACAAACAATCAAATTCTCCCGCAGACGACGGGAACAGTTACGTACGAAACTCATTCTCCCTTTGGTACAGTACATCTAAAAAAAGCTGACGGCACTGTTGTTTTATCTATAGTTCAAAAGGTACCAGGGAGGATAGGAACAAGTTATACTGTTACTGTAACAAATGACGATAATGCCGACCTTAGTGCTTCTTTTGTTGATCATAGCTTGATAATTAATGTTAAAGACGTTAGCACCGCTACTCAGGTAACTGGTTTGATTAATACCAAAAATGAGTTGAAAGACGAATTTAGTGCTTATGTATCCGCTGGACAAACAGCGTCTGTTGTAGCAGCATTGGAAAAAACTCCTTTTTCTAGTGATATTATTCCTGATAATGAAAAATATTGTCTGGCATTACAGATTGGTGCGGCAGATGCAACACAAGGAATTTTAAGTTTTAAGTATCAAGTAGCAATGAACAAATAATAAGGTGTTTTAATATGCAGTCAAAGACTAATTTGTTTAATCTGGCACTTACTGCATTAGGGCAGGAATTTATTAATACTGCTGACGGGGAAAATGCGGAGTTGTGTACGTTTTTGTATCCGTCAGTTCTTAATTCTTTTTTAACTTCTCATCCATGGGATTGCTGTATAAAAAGAGCAGTTTTGTCAATAAAAGATGCAGATTCACCGGCATGGGGATTCAAAAATCGATTTTCTCTTCCTCAGAATTGTATCAGGGTTATACGAGTTTTAAATAGTCTAAGTACTATATTGAGCGATATTTATTATAAGATAGAAAGCGAAAAGCTTTTAACCAGTGAAGATGAGGTAATGATTTTATATCTGTCAAAAGAGGTGGATATAAACAAAATGGCGCCGGCAATGTATGCTGCTTTGGCAGCAAGAATGGCAGTAGAACTTGGTGCCAACCTTGTAGGCAACACGTCTGTTTTTACCAATGCTGCAGCAATGGCCGGCGAGAAATTAATTCTTGCTAAACAACAGAATGATGCTCAGTCATGTTATCGTGTTGATGGCGGGTCATGGCTTGGTGCTAAAGGCTTTTATCCTGACGAGATTATTTTAACAGAAGGATGAACAATGCAGTATAAAGTTATTAATAACTTTTCAAGAGGTATTATAGACTCAGATTTTTCAATGCGTGATGATATCCCGGAGGTTGAAAATTCTGTTAATGTTGCCAAAAATTGTTATGCGTCTGTATCAGGTGTTATGAGCAAAAGGCCTGGCACTTTGTTTCATTCTTTCCCTCATAATACGTCTTTTGATTTCCATAGATTGTTTACAATGAACAAGCTTGACGGGTCATCCTATCTTTTTCTTATGGGCGAAACGGTTATAGAGGTATGGGAAGTAGAATCAAAGGAAAAAATTGTTTATAAAACAACTTTGATGAACTGGAATTGTTTAGCCACGTATATTCCATCGATTCAAAGTTGCTTTAATGAGGATGCAATCTTTTTTTTCTCAAGAGAATGGGCGCCTAAAATTATAGATTGCACTAAATCCAACCCTGTAGAATGGCAGATTGCTGACTTCACCCCTGACGGTCCTTACGGATCTCCGGTTAGTTATAAGGCGTCAGATGTTATTGGGGCTACTGCTTTTACATGGGGGAAAATAAGCGAGGTAGATGCTAATCAGCCTTCAATAGGTACTGTTTATAAAATTAAAGCAGTAGCTGTAACCAGCCCTGGTACCGAAGTCCCTTTTTTTGATAAAGATACCGATGTTGGCAGATGTATGTTTTTTTATAAAGGGACTCTGGATTCGTCATCAGAAAATTTTTTAAAAGAGGTGTTTGATTCTGGAAAATATGCAGCTGGTATCATAGAGTCTGTAGAGGATCCGGAAGTTGGCGAAACATTAACCAAGACTGTTAATTTTAAATGGACAAGACCGCCCCTTGCCGACGGTACAGGGTGGGCCTCGGGTTCTGTTTCATCCGAAGCTTATATTGGTGTTTTCGGTAAAGATACTTTAACAGAAGGAACGACTGACAGAGGTGACGATATAAGGGGGAAAGGTTTCCCTGGAGCAGTTGGATTCTATCAACAAAGAATGGTTCTTGGGGGAACAAAATTGCTTCCCGGGACTATATGGGGATCGGCTCTGGCTGTATGGGATGTGCAGGATGCAGGTGCTATGGTTTATTCTGTACAAACAGATAATTCTTTTCATTTCTGGAAATACATATCATTAGCTATTGCACCAGACGACATGTCTTATTCTTTTACGATAAAATCCAGACAATCATCTTCTATTCAATGGATAAATCAAGCTCAGGATTTAATAGTAGGAACACAGGAAGGCGAATATAATATTAATGGCGGTGGGGGTACAGAAGATATTGGGATAACCCCAAGGAAAGTTTCCATTATTAAGGAATCAAATTTCGGAAGTTCTGATATAAAACCTATTTTTGTGGATAGATTCCTTTTGTTCGTTCAGACAGCCCCTTATAGGCTTCTGAGCA